AAACCTAAATTTCCAAATCGGCTATTTTTGTAAAAGATAGTAAACATCAAATCTTTCTTCTTTAAAAAATACTTGGCGTCGACAAAATATATATGTATATTGCGAAACATGAATGGATTTATTATAAACCTTATGGTTTATTTATAATTTAATTTACAATGAAATTTAGACTACCAAGAAAAACAAAAAAGAAGATAAGAAAAGGATTTTACCTTTATCCTAAAGACGAAAAGGATTGTTATCTAGTAGCTTTTCCTAAAGAAAACCAAGAAGACTACAACGCATTTAAAAAAGGTATTTTAACCAATATTTTAGACGACCTTAAAAAAAATTAAAAAATTACTATGAAAAATCTATTAATGATCCCAGTTCATTTTATTATTGGTTACATTTCAATTATTGTTTGTGGAACAATTAGTTTGTTTGATATATTTATAAACAAAGCAAATAAATAATTATTTAAAAATAAAATAAAATGGCAAACGTACCAGTAAATTTTGGTGGATTAATTTTAACCGCAGGAAATTCCATTTCAGGATCTTTTTCAGGAATCCAAAGTCTAGGAACAGGTTCCGCTAACACTCCAACCGGATCTGTTATCACTGCTTTTAAATATGGTGTTGATCGTGATTCAACAAACGGCATTATTGAAGCAACAGGCCCTTCATTTACTTTACCTGCAGGAGTTTTCCTTCGTTTAACTATTACATCTGCAAGTTTAGCAGCAGGAAGCGCACCTGTAGTTTTCTACCAGTAAAAAATCCTTGGCTACCTAATTTTTTATTCGTATACTAACAGTATAAATAAATAAAAATAAAGGTTATGTTAAGTAAAGTAGAAAACAAAGGAATCAAAATTTCAGCAATCGTTACACTATTTGTAGCATTCAGTTTCACTGGATTATTCGGATTAGCATTCGTAGCAGGATGTTTAATTGGAGATATCGTAGGTGATACTATTTTAGGATAATAAAAAAAATCAAAGTTATGAAAGAAAACGAAAAGTATCAACCAAGCAGAAAAATCACAACTGCAGACGGAACCATCATGTATACGTTCGATGGAAAATTACACAATTGGGAAGGACCGGCTTTAATCCCCGAAGGTAATAAACGTAAAAGAGAATATTACCTTAACGGAATTAAAATGACGGAAACACAATGGAAAGAAGCTTTAAAAAACAGAGAAGGACTTCCATGGTATAAAGGTGCAAACGCTCAAGCTCGGTTCTAATTATGGAACGTTTAACAAATGAGGAGGCTAAAAATTATGTTCCGTATTGTAGAACGCCTTTAGCCCCTCAACCAAAATACTTTTCAATCAAAAAAGATGGTGATTGGGATGTTGTCGAATATTATACCGGACGTTTAAGACAAAGTGTTGATGGTAAAAAAGGTGATCAATATGTTTATATATTAGTTAACCCTTCAATGCCTGAAATGTTAAAAATAGGTTATACAAAAAATGATCCCGAAGAACGAGCTGTTCAATTGAGTAAATCAACGGGTGTTCCTATGCCATTTGATGTTGTATATTCGTATAGTTGTTTTAATGGGGAGCGTATCGAAAAGGAGGTACACAAGCAGTTAAAGCAAAAACGTGTTAGAGGTGAAAGAGAGTTTTTCTATGTTTCTTTAGATGAAGCTAAACAAGTTATTAAAAAAGTTGGAGAACAGTTTGATTAGATATTTATATGTAAAATCAACGATTTTATACGTGAGTTTTAATTTAGAATAATATATACATATAGAGTGATGAGTTTGAATGGTATATTTGCATTATTTGGGTTTCCTGAGGATGGTAAAAATTCCAAGGAAACTAAAAAGATGAGAGCTGAGTTAGATGAGTTTAAAAAAACTCCTTACTTTAAGTTAGGTATGTTTTATAAACTTATTATGAATGGTCAAACATTTAAAAAGCAGGTTTTAAACTTTTTTTCAAAAGCTGATCCTTCTTTAGATATGGGAGGAATTGATGATGCCGGGGAATTTATGATGTTTACTAGAGCTTATTTCTGGATTGAGGAATTTAAATTCAGAAGTAAAGTTTGGAAAGAAGATTTGAAAAAACACTCAAGTGAAGAATTTTTAGTTGCAATAAAGCTTTCTATACATTACTTTGAAGGTACAGAAGAATATGAAAAGTGTGCTCACTTGAAAAAAATCCAGGTACTAGTAGAGAAAAATCTAAAAGAACAAGAAATCCGTGACTATTTAAAATAAGGTTATTATCTTTAATTTATATTTTAATATTATTATTGTTAAAATAAATAATGGTTATAAAAAAATAAGTAAATAAAATAAAATGAAAAATAAAGAATTAGTATTGAGACGCTTAGAGTCTATTGAAGGAAAATTGAAACGAATGAGAAATGCTTTAAACGAACGAAACGTAGAAGTCGCTCGAGAAATTTTAAGAGAACTTTTTGAACTTCAAGAAGATACTCAAGCAATCGTTGAACGTGAAAATTAATTAAATAAATAAAAGTTATGAATCTTACCGCCGAACAAATCCAAGACAATTGGAATGAATTAATGTCAATTATTGACACCCACATTTCCTCTCCACGTAAAGAGAAATTGATTGATTTTTATGAACAATATGCCGAACGCATAATGTTAATGCCTGCTGCGCATAAAAAAGAATACCATAATGCTTTTCCCGGAGGATATGTAGAACATGTTTTACGCGTTATTCGATGCGCTATTAAGCAAGCTGAATTATGGGAAAATGAAGGATGTGACATGTCTACTTTTACAATTGAAGAACTTGTATTTTCAGCTATAAACCATGATTTAGGTAAAATGGGTGATGAAGAACAAGATTCATATATCCCTCAAACTGATCAATGGAGAAAAGATAAGTTAGGAGAGGATTATATGTTTAATACTAAAGTACCATTTGCTTCAGTTCCCGATAGAGGATTATATTTATTACAATCACATGGTATCCAGTACACATTCAATGAAATGATTGCCATCCAGACACATGATGGTTTATATGATGAAGCAAACAAGAAATATCTTGCTAATTTTATGCCAGAACAAAAACCACGTACTTCACTCCCTTACATCTTACATCAGGCAGATTTAATGGCGGCACGTATTGAGTTTGAACGTGAATGGTTACCTAAATTAAAAGAAGGTAAAAAGTCCGTGGATAACGGAAAGGGAAATTTTACATTGGGGAATAAACCCAACATGTCTAAAAAGACATCAACCAAAACTAAAGCTTTAGGTTCATTCAAAAGTGATGGTTTAAAAAATATGTTAGATAACTTATGATAGCTTTAACAATTGTTTGCTGTGTACTAGCAATTTTAGTCGCGATTTTAGGATTTACGACTTTTAATCTTCTTAAAAAGAATGAAAAACAAGAAGATATTGTAGCCGGATATTTAGCTTATCTAGATCGTTTATCTCGCACGATTGAGATTTCTGACAAGAAATTGAAAGAATTAGATCGTGGAGGTATATTTGAAAAGGATGATGAGGTTGGGGTTATATTTCAATCAATCTTAAAAATCCAAGAAATATTAAATGAATTTAATCTTAGAAAATTCAGCTAAAATGGCTAAAAAACCTGCAAGTAAAAATTATTTTACTCAGGAAACTGAGGACGCGATCGTGTTGTATAACAATACGATCGATCCTGTTTTGAGAAGCAAGATATATGAGGAAAAAATCCACTATGCCTTCTTTAAACTAACCCAGAACATAATCCATACCTTTAAATTTTATCATACTGAAGTAGAGAATTTAGAACATTTACAACATGAGATAATCGTGTTTTTACTTTCTAAAATTCATCTCTTTAACCCCCAGAATGGAGCTAAAGCGTACTCGTATTTTGGTACGATTGTAAAACGTTGGTGTATCTTATACAATGAGAAAAATTATAAAAGTAAGGTTAGTAAAGTATCAACTGATGAACTTTTAAAAGATGATACACATTCATATACTATAGAACCTAATAATTCAGACGATCGTTTGTCTCATTTTATGGATGAATGGGTCGAATTTGTAAGTTTTAACTTATATGAAGTTTTCCCTAAAGAATATGATGCGAAAATTGCAGATGCTATTTTAGAACTGTTTAGAAAACGAGATAGCATAGATGTATTTAATAAAAAAGCACTTTACATTTATATCCACGAGATGATCCCAGATGCTAAAACTCCTAAAATTACCAAAATAGCAGGTATTTTATACGATATATTTAAGAAAAACTATTTATTTTATTTGGAACACGGCTATATGAAGTTCCACCTCTCGTAATTGTTTATATTTATAAAAAACAATACATATGAGTAATTTAGAATCAAACGTATTTGGTAAGAAAAAATTCTCCGATATCCTTAAAGAAATTTACGAAAACCAAAAGAAAAAAGAACAGCAAATCACAGCTTTGATAGGTGAGTTAAAACCACTTATTAATGATATTGGTGATGCTACTTTAATTGTTCCTTTAATCAAGGAATATATGGAATTAGGTATCAAAAATGATGAACAGCTAATCAAAATGGCTACTATTATCCAACGTGCCTTAGCTACAGGTAAATCAGAAGATGAAGGATTTGGAATGACCGAAGAAGAAAAAGCACAATTATTGTCCGAAGTTAAAAAATTTAATCCAAAAGATTAATGCCTGTATATAGAACCGGTATTGCTAATTCTACTAGAGGAACAACTGCTGTTTCCTCTACTCCTGACTTACAGGGCCAAATCAATAACTTAAAATCTCAATTAGCTGCAGCTAGAGTTATTGATATTGTCTTAGATGAAAATCACCCTAAATTTGATTCTGTAGGACAATGGAATGGAATAGGTGCTATATTTTATGAATTTACTAATCAGTCTGCTACAGGTACAACTGTAAATTTTGCTTTACCTTATGATTCACAAATTAAAACATATCCTTTAGTAAATGAATTGGTACTATTATTTTCATTACCAAATCAACAACAAGGACAAAATACTTCAAATCAATCATACTTTTATTTAAAACCATTAGGGGTATGGAATCATCCTCACCATGATGCTTATCCAAATCCTTCTACTATTGTTAATCCAACCCAACGTAGGGATTATAAATCAACAGAAAATGGTGCAGTAAGACGAGTAGAAGATCAATCTACCGAAATCGATTTAAACAGTCCTGTTAACCCATCTCAAAACACATTTGTTGAAAAAACAGATATTCATCCTTTAATGCCTTATATGGGTGATTCATTATTAGAAGGAAGACATGGACAAAGTTTACGTTTTGGTAGTACTGCAAAATCAAAAAGTTCAATAAATAATAACTGGTCATCTGCTGGTACTAATGGTGATCCTATTACTATAGTAAGAAATGGTCAACCTACTAATGTTAGTGATAAGGGTTGGATTCCTATAACAGAGAACATAAGTAGTGATTTATCATCTATTTATTTAACTTCATACCAAAAGATTCCATTTAGTATAGCAAACGAAAATTTTGTTTCTTATACCACACCACCCACAACCCCATCTCAATTTACAAACCCTCAAATAATTTTAAATTCAGATAGGATAGTTTTAAATGCTAAAACAGATAGTATTTTAATCAGTGGACAAAATTCAGTTGGTATATCATCAAATAATAGTGTTAATATTGAAGCAAAACAAATATATTTAGATGGAAATGATATACGTTTAGGGAATAAAAATGCTTCTCAATCAGCTTTAAAAGGAGATCTTACAGTAGAATATTTAAAAATATTAATTACAGAATTAAAGAATTTAACTGAGGTTTTAAAAACTGTTCAAGATTGGCCTAGTGGAGTACCAACTCCAAATTCTGCAATATTAACAGTTGCTAATTCTTCTCAAGAAATTTTTGAAAAAATTTATAATAATATAGATGATATCAAATCAAATTTTATAAAATTAAAATAATGTACCAAACAAGAATTTCAGGTTCATACAACCCTTCTAAAGGAGATTATGATGGAATGCATTCTTTTGAATCTCGAACAAAAGATGGATTTGGAGGAAAAATGCATACTAAAGTAAATACAGCCCTAAAAAATTTTTATAAAACATATAAATCTAACCCAACAATATCAGCTATAAATATAGTAATGGATGATACTAATTGGGTAGTAAAATGGGAAGTTTTAATTGAAGAAAGTAAAGATGGTAAGGCATATGTTGGATTAACTAGTAGAGGAGGAGCAGGACCAAAAGAAGGAAATAGTGGTTCTATAATAAGAGCAGAAAAACAGTACAATTCAAAAATTTTAGCTTTAAAAAGTGAAGTCGATTCTAAAACAGAAACATTAAAAATTCTTGATTTTCTTTTTACCCCTAAAATTTCAGGATGGGCTATAAGACAAATATTTGCTTTGTACACAAACCCCACTAATTATCCTCCATTACCCCCATCAACCCCCCCAGTAACCTCAGGTATAGTAATAAATTCTACTACAAATCAACCAATTCAAGGAGTTCAAATAACAAAAGAAACTCCAATCAATGATAGTATCAATCAACCTAATCAAGGAATTGGAGTAAACCAAACTTTAACTGAAGGGCAAACAAATGATGAAAATACTATAATCTATGAACTTTAATATATAATTTATGGCTGACGGACAAGTTTCAATAGAATTATCTTCATCATTTTCACAAGACATATCCCCAAAGGACTTACCTAAAATTAACATTTCAGCCCCAGGATATGAATCTATAGAAATAATTCCTTATAAAGGGGATGGTACTGTAAAAACAGATTTAGGAGTAATTTCTTTAACCCCAACAACTGTTGCTTTAGAACAAGATAAAATTGAAGCATCTCAATTAAATGTAGACCAAATTAAAGAACTTTCTAAAGGAAATAAAGGAGCAGATTATTTTACCCAAGAGCGTTTATCTAACCAGATAAATACTATTAAATCAACTTTAATTCCCTCTATCATAACCATGATATCAGCTTTTGGAGTAACTAAAGCTTCTGATTTAGTTTCTAAAAATCAAAATAAAATTTTAGATACTGTAAACAACAAATCAACATGCCCTACTTCACCAGAATTAACAATTTTAATTAATAAAAAAAATAAATTAGTTAAACAATTAAATAATACTTTAACAATAATAGATAATACTACTAAAGCATTAGGAGTTACTGGGGGTGTTATTGAAGGTTTAAATATAGCTTTTAATATATTAAAAAATCTTCCAATACCAACATCTACAGGTGTTCCTGGAGTACCTGGACTTCCAACTAATGTTGTATTAGCTATACAAGATAATAAAGATAGACTTGATAAACTTATAGGAAAATTAAGAACTATAAATGCTAGTACATTATCTATTTTAGTTTTATTAAGACAAGTCCTTTTACAAGCACTTCAATTACTAAATTTACTTGATCAACTTGTTGAAAAATGTTATCCTGATGCTGAACAAGAAACAGTTGCTATAGAACTTACTGCTTTAACTAATGAACAATCTAACCAATTATCTCCTGTAGTTACAGATGTAAATGGATTTACAATGGGGGTTGAAACCGAAGTAACAGATAAACCTTTAAAACGTAGAAGAGCAACCGCAACAAATAAACAAGGTGTTGTAATGTTAAAAGGAGAATGGTCATTTAGTTCAATTGATCAGATATTAATTGATGAACTAGTATTTTATATTCAACAAAATAATTTAAAAGCAGATTAACCAAATATTTATAATCATATGAAAATCGACGTATTAAAAAAATTAATTAAAGAATCTGTACGAGAAGTGATTCAAGAAGAATTAAAAGATATTCTTTTAGAAGCAGTCCGTACTCCAAAAACTGTTGTTAGAGAATCATATTCACCTACAACTATTCCTGTTTCCCCATCCCAACCTACTTTTACTCCACCAACAATGGATACTAGAAAAGCATATATGGATGTTATGAATGAAACTGCTTTAAGTTTTACTTCACGTGATGCTCAAGCACCATTTAGACCACAAGTGAGTGATCCTGTAAATGGTAGTTTAGGTGCTGGTGAAGTAGGTATGGACCAAATTATGAATTTATTAAATAGTAAATAATGCCATTTAATCCCCAACAGATTAACCCACTTGATTTAAATCCGAATGTTGCGGTTGGGGTAAATTTACCTTTTAATGGTCCTTCTGTCTTTACTCCTAATTATTTAACAGCTCAAGCTGTTAAAAATAATTTAATAAACTATTTTTTAACTAACCCCGGAGAATACCCCTTAAATCCAACTTTTGGAGGAGGATTAAGAGCCTTTTTATTTGATCAAATAACCGAAGGAACATTAATAGGACTAGAATCAAAAATAACTTCTAACATAACTTCAGTATTTCCAAATATTACTATTAACTCATTAGAAATACTTCAGGATCCGGATAATAACACTTTGACAGTGCAATTAAAATATTCAATTGTCAATTCTAATGTAAACGATACTTTAAATCTTCAATTATAAAATGGCTAATACAAATAGAGATATAAGATATATTAATCGTGATTTTTCTGAATTTAGAGCACGACTAATTGAATTTTCTAGAACATATTTCCCTCAAACATATAATGACTTTTCTCCTGCTTCTCCGGGAATGATGTTTATGGAACAAGCTTCTTATGTTGGAGACGTTTTAAGTTTTTATTTAGACAACCAATTTCAAGAAACATTTATCCAATATGCTCAACAAACAAACAATGTATTTGAATTAGCATATATGTTTGGGTATAAACCTAAAACTACAGGAGTAGCTCAAACATCAATAGATTTTTATCAACAGCTACCTTCTAAATTAGTAAGTGGAGAATATATTCCTGATTATGATTATGCTATAACTATTGAAGAAAATACCACTGTAACTTCTCAAAATGGGGCTTCATTTTTAATCCAAGATAAAATAGACTTTTCAGTTTCAAGTTCTCAAGATCCTACTGAAGTTACAATTTACCAGATTGCAGGTAACATTCCTCAATATTACTTATTAAAAAAGAGTAGAAATGCAATTTCTGCTACTATTAATACTACTACTTTTACGTTTGGTGCTCCTCAACCGTTTCAAACTGTAAATATACAAGCACCTAATATTATAAAAGTATTAGATATTACTGATTCTGATGGAAATAAATGGTATGAAGTAGATCATTTAGGGCAAGAAATGGTATTAGATACTATAAAAAATACTAATTTAAATGATCCTAATGTTAATGGAGATACTCCATATCTTTTAAGATTAAGAAAAGTAGCAAGACGATTTGCAACACGTTTTACATCTTTATCAAATCTTCAACTTCAATTTGGTGCTGGAAACCCCTCAGATGTAACAGAAGAAATTACCCCAAATGCAGATAATGTAGGAATTGGATTACCATTCCAACAAGATAAACTTACAGTTGCTTATTCCCCTGTTAATTTTTTATATACTGGGACTTATGGAATTTCTCCTTCTAGTACAACATTAACTATTAGGTATTTAACCGGTGGTGGAGTTAATTCAAATGTTGGTGCTAATACATTAAATGGTTTAAGTACTATAAATTCAAAATTTAACCAATTTAATCTTAATGCTACTACAGCTAATTATATTTTTGGATCACTTTCAGCAAATAATCCTGATGCTGCTTCAGGTGGTAGAGGAGGAGATACACTAGAAGAAATTCGCCAAAATACACTAGCACTTGTAGCATCTCAAAAACGATCAGTTACTGCGGATGACTATTTAATTCGTGCTTTAAGTATGCCTTCGGACTATGGTGCTGTTTCTAAAGCATTTATTGAACAACCTAAATTAACCGACAATCAAGTTTCAACTATTGAAACATTAAATTTATATGTTTTATCTTTAAATGCTCAAGGTCAATTAGATTATGCTACTGAATCATTAAAAACTAATTTACGTACTTATCTTTCACAATATAGAATGATTGGAGATAATATTGAAATTAGAGATGCATATATAATTAACATAGGAGTTGATTTTGAAATAATAGTATTACCTGAATACAACAATAATGAAGTATTATTAGCATGCATTACAGCTTTTCAAAATTACTTTACTTTAGATAAATGGCAAATCAACCAACCAATATTAATAAGAGATTTATATGTTCTTTTAGACAAAATTAAAGGAGTACAAACAGTTAAATCTATTAGTATAACTAATAAAGCAGGAACCACCTTAGGATACTCTCAGTATGCTTACGATATTTCATCAGCTACCCAAAATCAAGTAATTTATCCTTCATTAGATCCTAGCATATTTGAAGTAAGATATCCAAATACTGATATTAAAGGTAAAGTAGTTCCTTTATAATCTTATATTTATAATAAAATATTTCAATGGCTGTTTATAAAATATTTCCAACTCAAGATACTACTCTATATTCTGCTTACCCAACAATGAATACTGGGTTGGATGCTATTTTAGAAGTTTCTAATAAATTAAATCTTGATGGAACTCCTGACATATCTAGATATCTAGTCCAATTTAGTCAAAATGAAATAAACGATATTATTACTAATAAAGTTAGCAGTAGTCAATATAACATATACCTTAAAAATTTTATTGCTGAAGCTCAAGGATTAAATCAAAATACTTCTTTAGAAATATTACCTTTAGCTCAATCTTGGAATAATGGTACCGGATATTATCTAGATAACCCAAAAGAAGAAGATGGTGCCTCTTGGGGATACTCACTCTATTCAGGATCTGGAGTATGGAGTATGAGTGGTTCTATTAATGGATTTTTATACACAGGTTCATTTAATTCTATATATTCTTCTCAAGGAGGAGGAAATTGGTTTACAACTTTAAGTTTAAAAGTTACCGAATCTTTTGAATTACGTGATAATAAAGATATTGAAGTTAACGTAACTAATCCTATTAATGCTTGGATTTCCGGGTTTATCCCAAATTATGGATTTATAGTTAAATTAACTGGTTCTCAAGAATTCAATACTAGTCAATATATTCAACCTCAATTTAAATATTATAGTGTTGATACAAATACAATATATCCCCCAACATTAGAATTTAGATGGAGAGATTATTCAACTATACTAACAGGTTCTGCTACAGGCAGTATTGTAAATACAGTTGATTTAAAAATGTCCTTATCTGAAAACCCAGGTACATTTTATCCAACTAGTAAAAATAGATTTTATGTAAATGTAAGTCCTTTATATCCTCCTAGAGTATATCAAACATCTTCATTGTTTACTAATTTATACTACTTACCAACTTCTTCATATTATGCTATAAAAGACTTGGCTACTAATGAATATGTTGTTAACTTCGATGACAATTATACTCAAATTAGTTCTAACACAAATGGAAATTATTTTGATGTTTATATGAGTGGACTTGAACCAGAAAGATATTATTCGATTTTAATTAAAACTAATATTAACGGTTCTACTAAGATTTTTGATGATAACTATTACTTTAAAGTTATAAACGGATGAGTGAAAGTATAAATCTAAATAAACAAGTATATGATAAAAGACAGTATACTAAAGTGATAGATACGTCTTTTAAACAATTGGGTGTTCAAACAATTCAAGAACAAATTGATCAACAACCCACAGTAGATGAATTTTTTAACATGTATAACGAATTATTTTATCAAATACCTGAACTAGGAGCAACTAATTCACATGAATATTTAGTTAAAAAAAGTGGTGAATATATAGCTTTTGATGCTAACCAAGATGAGATAATAGCTCTTCAAAATGAAATAGCCCAATTAAGAATAGATTTACTTGATGCACAAAAACAAGTTATAGAATTACAAACCGGAACAACACTTACCCAATAATGGCTGCAGAAATTACACAAATAGATGCACAAGATTTTATATTTCAAACTTATGAAGGTAATGACATTTCATTAGTTTCTTCTACTGAAATAGATACTACTTTAACCTCAGGAAGTTATATTGAATTATTTATATATGATAATAATCAAAATATCCTTTTTGAAGACTATAATTTTTCTCAATACACCATTTTAAATAATGGACAATCAGCAGGTACTAATAATTCTATTTCTCAAATAGAAATTGATCCTGAAAAAATCCTTATAGATAATGGGTTTGATCAAGGAGAGTATATTACATATTTTAACTTTTTTAATAAACAAATAGGTTCCGAACTTCAACAACTATACATTTCTGAAATATCTTCTGATAGAACTGAACTTAGGTTAGATAGCACGTCTTTAACGGATATTGATTTAGTTGAACAAACGAATAATTTTGTTCAACAAAGAGAAAATAGCCAATATTTTGTAGATTTTTATCTTAATTTTGGAGAAAATTTATTAACTTTAGCTAACAACATTCAGTTAGATACTACTGATCCTAATAATGTTTCTATCCTAGTTAAACTATATGAACCACTCCCAGAACAGTTTGATTTAAATTCTCAACTATGGGTAGTAACTTCTTTAGATAGTTCTTTAGCATATCAAGTAGTATTTGAAGATATTCCTATTATTATTACTGATACGGTTAATATTAAGGGTCCCAACTTTAATTTAGACTTAAAAGATCAAATAAATAATTCTACAATAGCTTTAGATTATACTTCTTTAACTACTACTACATTAACCAGTTCATTTAACCAGTTAAGTAGTTTATTAGAGGAAAAAGAAATTGATATTAATATTGATTACACCGATTTTTCTAATTTTGTTCATTTTAGTTCAGCTCAAACCCGATTAAAAAACTTTTATTATAAAGCAAGTTTACTTGAAGAATATTCATCTTCTATTGCTTTATTAAATAATACTACAAATAACAATCCAAGTGCAAGTACTGCTATATATGAAACATATATAAATAATATTATAACTAATTTTGATGGGTATGAATATTACTTATACTATTCAAGTGGTTCATGGGCTTGGCCTAAAATAAATAATCAACCACCCTACCAATTATATACAACAGGTAGTACCCAAGCATTAAATTGGTTTGGTAGTGCTGATGAAACATCCCCATTTTATGGAGGAATACTTTTATCGGCTTCTATATATGATGATCTTAATAAAGATTATTTATATTATGTAATACCTGAATATTTAAGAGATGATTCAAACAACGAACCATATAAACTATTTGTTGATATGGTGGGTCAATTCTATGATAACATTTGGGTTTATTATAAAGATGTTACTGAAAAATATAATGCCGACAACCGTTTAGAAAATGGTATTTCAAAAGATATAGTTGCTGATGCTATTCGTGATTTTGGAATTAAACTATATCAAAATAATTTTTCAATGCAGGATTTATATACTGCATTTATAGGTTTAACCCCTCAAGGTGGTTTATTTCCGTTTCCTAATATTACAGGTTCACTTCCAACCCCTAGTGGATTTGAATATATTAACACTTTAATATCTGCTTCTAACGATTATATGCCGTTAGACGATGTAAATAAATCGTTATATAAACGCATTTATCATAACTTACCATACCTGCTTAAGTCAAAAGGTACTTTACCTGGTTTACGTACTTTAATCACTTCATATGGTATTCCTGATACTGTATTAAGAATCAATGAATATGGAGGTAAAGATAAAGTTAATACAGAAGATTGGGACTATTGGCAAGACACATTTAATTATGCTTTTTATACCCCTGGAAATAATTTTGTTACTTCTTCTTGGCAGGTAAATTCTAATTGGAATTCTTATTATAATGTTCCTAGTACATTACAACTTAGATTTAAAACAGAAGGTTTACCAACTTCATCAATTCCATATTCCCAAAGTTTATGGTTTAATACTTCTCCCATTATAAATGGTTCTTCTTTAGTATTAGAATACACAGGATCAGGATACACTAGTGGTTCTTATTCAGGTTCAATTATTGACCCATATTACCAGTATGCTACTCTTAAATTTCTTCCAGATGTAACAAATTATCCCTCTTCTTCTGCTAGTATATATTTACCATTTTTTGACGGTGGGTGGTGGTCAGTAATGGTAACTAGAACACCAAACGGAGGATATGGTACTTTTGAATTACACTCGGGAAATAAAATATATGAAGGAGGAGATAATGGAACATTACTTGGATTTTATTCTTCTTCAATAGTAATTGAAAATGATACAGCATGGAACACCAATTCTTCCTCCATTTTTGCTCGTGGAAATGCTATAGGTTCCAAAACTTATAATTCATTTTCAGGATCTTTACAAGAAATAAGATATTATTCATCTGTATTAAATAAAAATACTTTTGATAATTATGTAATGAACCCACATTCAATTGAAGGTAATTATGCTGCATATCCTCCTTATAATGACATTAATAATGCATCCCCATATGAATTAATTTATAGACTTTCTTTAGGTGGGGAACTATATACTGGCTCTAATTCAATTACAGGTTCATTTTCTATTCATCCTAAAGTTACAGGATCTTGGATTCCTACTAGCTCATTTGCATCTGATAGTGGTGCTCGATTTAGGTTTGTCCCTGAATTTGTACCTAATACAGAATATTTCTTTTATTCTCAACCAATAGTAGGAATTAAAAACTCTATTTCTGATAAAATTAGAGTAGAAAATGACACTATCCCTTCTGGAGATACATTATCTGCTTTTAGATCTTTAGCTCAAAATGTTGAAATTAGTCAAAGTTATACTCTAAATACTAATTTACTTGAAGTAGCATTTTCTCCTCAAAATGAAATAAATGAGGATATAATGGATCAACTTAAAGCATTTAATATAGGTGAATATATTGGCGACCCAAGATTTAGATCTTCTTCAGCTTTATCTTACCCTGAATTAAATACTTTACGAAACGCTTATTTTGAAAAGTATACTAAAAACTATGACTTAAACGATTTTATACGTTTAATTAAATTTTTTGATAACTCGTTATTTAAAATGATTAAAGACTTTGTACCTGCGCGTACAAGTCTTGCCTCAGGTGTTATAATTAAACAACATATCCTTGAAAGAAATAGATACCCAGAACCACAAGTAGATAATTATTCAACAATAGCATATACTACTAGTGGATCAAACAATAATATTCCATTTACTTTTCAAAATATTGTAGTTTCTGGAACCTTATCCCCAAGTTGGAATGATTACCAACCAGGAACTGTAGAAAATTTTAGTGGAGGGCCTGCAGGAGTATTTAATCCATACAATAGTATTTTAACTTCTCCTTATGGAGCAAACGGTACCGGACCTAATAACATATATTTTTTAACTCAAAGTTGGATTGAAAATATTGTAACTTCTTTAGGTTTAGTACCAATATCACAAAGTACACAAGATGAATTTTACAATGGTGAATTTAGCGGTTCTGTCTTAACAGTAACTACTCAAAGTTTAGCTCAATCTTACCCATTACAGAATGTATCTTTACCTTACCAACAAGTTCTTTATTTCCCAACTTTATCAGGCTCAATTTTTCCTTTAAATGAAATTGATGAAGCTATATTTTTCAATAATTTTATAAATCCTATAACATCTCCTCAAAATGGGGAAATGATGATTTTTATTGATTACGAAACATTTTCTGTTCCTTTTCCTGGATCTGAATTTGCTGCTACATATTTTAAAATAGCTAAAATAGATTCGTTAGGAAATAATAATAGTATTGTTTTAGGACAACTTGATAAAATTTTAATCTTTAAATCATCTACATCCCAATATGTAGAATATAATTTAGATATCCTTAATGAATATTCAAATTATTACCTATATAAAGTTAATCCCACAACATATGGAAATTTTCCATTTGTTACAGCTGATAATAAAATTTTAGATTATACAGTTTCTGCTTCTAGTGCAGCAACTATTGCTCCTATTCTTGTTCCTCTTACAATTACCTCATATGGAAGTGTATCTGGAAATGCTTTAGGATATTTTAATAGTACCACAGGAATTCATACTTTAGGAAATACTCCAAATACTCCTTTATCAGTAACAGGATCTGTTTCTGTAGGTGGGATTGGAGGGACTGGAACATTTTCTTTAAATTTATTAAGACAAGGAAATACTAGTACATTGTCATCTATTAGTGTTAGTACTGGTAATTCATATTCAATTTCATCTTCATATTACGGTTTACAAGGGGATCAAATATATTTACAAGGTAGTCGTATAGGAGGTATCATTTCATATATTAGTGGTAGTTTATTACTTACCCAAAGTAGAAATGTAAATTCTCCAAGCAGTGTTTCTAATATTGTAGAACCATATATTACAGAACCTAATTATTATTACAGTAATTATAATCCTGTAATGAATAATGTTGATGAGGCTCGTTTAAATTCAATTTATGAGGATGTAGACTATTCAACTAATATTTTAACCCCAGTTAATTTTAACTTGTTAATTAGTGGAAGTGCCCTTAAAGCAGCAGTTCAAGATTCCAACTATTCTTCTAAACGTGTTATTAATCCACGTTATAATGGTGTAAAATCAACTTCTCAACAATTAAATGTTTGGACACCTGATGATACTGGAACTTATGGTAAAACCCCAACTATAGATAGTTTAAAAAATATGGTTGCTTACTGTGATTCTATTTCAGGATGGCCTGCTGAAAGAATGAATGCATCTGCAGTCCATATTTTATATTTAATTAAATCTGACGGAACTGTTGTTATACCTAATACATCTGAAAATTCATTATATGATAATAAAGGAACATTTGAATCCGGTGAAAAATTAATTATTTCTCCTAAAACAATTGCTGCTGGAGATCCTCAACAATATAGAAATATTATTAGAGGCGGTACTCGTATTGAACCTATTTTATATACCCAATATGGTAGTACACCAAATGCAACTTGGAATACTACAATGAGTTTTGAAGACATTGTACCTTCTAATACAGGGGTAGTAGGAAATTATACAGCATTATACAATAGAACATCAGATCAAATTTTAACTTATGCATCTCCTGTTAAAATCTTATTCAATAATACTATTTCTGGAATAGCTTTAAGTAGTAATTCTTATCCTATTCCTTTAGGTGCTATTCAAGATGGTATAGACTTAGTAATAGATGCTAATATAAATTTAAGATTAGATAATCCTGCTATTAGTGGTGGTCCTAGAGCATTTGACGTGACATTATTTGTTTATAAAAATTCAACAGTAATTCAAACTTTTCTCCCAACATCATCTTATAATATCCCAGCTAATAGCCAAATTCCAGTTTCAATTAATGTTCCTAATACAACTCTCCCAGCAGGAACATTTAATTCAGGAGATACTATTTCAATATATGTTCAAGTAGATAACTTTGAACAATATCCTGGAGGAATTAGAGTACGTGCTAATGATACTAAATTTAAAATTTCTCAATATCCTATATATACTACTTCTGTAACTTCATCTGGAGTTAATTCAATTTGGGGGTGGCCAAATAAAACAACATATCCAAATGTTATAACATCTTCTCAATCAACATTAGTAAATTTATATGGAAATTCTAATGTTAAAATGAAAGATATAACTGGATCAGGATTTAATCCAATTACATTACCTTGGTCAATAGAATATGCTGATGAATTTAGATTTGAAGGCAGAGAAGATTTTGTATATCAAGTAGGAAAAATATTTGGCCCTGCTGAAAGTGGCTCAGATCGTATTACCCAAACAGGATCTATTGAAGTGCATTTTAACTATGATCTACCAGTTTCTGCTTCTTCTTCAGCATTTAATTTAGACCATTTTTTAATTAGACGATATATTGATGATGCTAGTTTAGTTTTGATGGAAGGATATAAACCTGTAAATTCAAGTGGTCCATTTATTGTAAGACCAGAATATGTAGTACCTGAGCTAGATAAATCAGTAGATCAATTTATTTTAGATCTTACGCAGAAAGGGTTGATACCATAATATTTATTACATATAATACACCTATAACATAAACAAAACATGGGATATTTAAACAATCAAGTCATAACAGTTGACGCAATTTTAACAAATAAAGGTAGAGAGCTTTTAGCAAAAAATGACGGTTCATTTAGAATTACACAGTTTGCTTTAGCAGATGATGAAATTGACTATACTTTATACAACCCAACTCACCCATCAGGTTCTTCATTTTATGGTGAAGCAATTCAGAATATGCCTTTATTAGAAGCATTTCCTATTGAAACACAAATTATGAAGTACAAATTAGCTACTTTACCTCGTGGAACTGCTAAATTACCTGTACTTGACTTAGGATACTCTGCAATTACTTTGAATCAAGGAGCTGCATTATCCGTTACTCCTCAAACATTAAATTATTTAGGAAATACTCAAGGATACGAAACAAGTGGATATTCAGCTACTATTTCAGATGTTCGTTTAATGAGTACATTTACAGGAGTAGGAATTAACACAACAGCTGCTGCTACTGCAAATGCTGCTGTTACTTCAACAACAACATTAGGAACAAATGTATCTGTAACAGTAATTGGATCTCAGATTAATTTAAGAGCAACTACAGTAAATACATTATTCGGTTCAAACACCCAATTATCTGCTACATTAACAGTTGTAGGTTTAGATAGTGGTGCTCGTTTAACTATCCCAGTTACAATTAATAAAACAAACGTTTAAAACATAAACAATGGCATTCAAAAGATTTGATCCTGAAGATTTTTTAGTAAGTAGTGATTCAATCACATCTACACTTTGGTCAACAGGAGCTCCTACCTTAACTTCATTTAATACATCATCTGTTCAAGCAGCTGGTTCTTCTGGAAACTATTATTTAAGCGTTTATCAAACTGCTTCAAATCTTTCAACAGCTCAAGTACAATTTGACATTGCTTATGGTGATGCTTTAGGAAGTGGTAGTGTATGGTATAACCCGATTGTAACAGGAAATTCATATACTAAAACTATTTACGGACAATACCGTTCAATGATTTTAGAAGATGAAAATTCTAGTTTTACTTTTGGAGTAGGTAATAATACATATGTTACTAATAACTTTTGGGTTTTATCCATTGAACGTGCTAATTATAAACAATCATTATTTCCTGGTTCTTTAAATTTAAAAATCTCAGGATCTGGTGGTATTATTAATTTAACAGATAATTCTCAAGATGTTCTTGTAAACACATTTCTTGGATCTACTAGAGTATTCCAATTAATCTCAGGATCAAATGGAACAGCAGGAACTTTAGCAAACAGTGGATATGTTGTTAACTCAGGTTCATATGGTTTAGTATTTCCTGATTTAGGAACTATCATGTTAAATCCAGCTGCAATTTCACAATCGATTCAAGTTGCACCAAGTAGATCAAATAACTCAGATGGATTAAATAATCAAAGATTATTCAATGCTATTTCATTAGGTGCTTCATTTGCTTTAAATTCTGAAGAAACAATTACTTCTGATTATGTGTTTGTTAGAGCACGTAACAGTGAATTTAACTATTCAGAAAACCCATCATTTATTTCAGGTTCAACCGGTGAAGTAATTTATAGTAATTTTATCAACCAACCACAAGTTTATATTACTACTGTTGGGATGTATAATGATAGTAATGATTTATTAGCTGTAGCTAAAATGTCAAGACCATTATTAAAAGACTTTACAAAAGAAGCTCTTGTTAGAGTAAAACTAGATTTTTAAGAATGAATGAGCATATTCAAGTCATTTATAACTTCAGACGTTATCGTTTCACCCTTTAAGGTAAACAAATCGTTTACTTTTCAAGGGAATGAACTTACTGGCTCAAATGTAGAAATTGATAGATATCTTGGAAAAAATATTACTTCATCTCTTTGGACCTCAGGCTCATACCCAACAGGAATTATTAATATACAAGATCAAATTTTAGTGTATCGTTCAATTAGAGAACTTTATTACTCAAACTATCTTTTTGGAAGTAATGGATCCCCAGCAAATACAGCTTCATTTAATATAGATGGCACCATAACAGGCCCAGCATATGAACCTAATTATTATAATTATCTTTCAACTACATTAACTGCAAATAGATATTTCCCAACTGGATCGAATGAACAAATAGCAGTTATTTCTATCCCTTCAAATTTATATGGAGAGTACATTCAACCCGGAAGTATTAACATTCAATTTCCCTTTCTTCTTGCTTCATTTTTAGATGATGGTAATGGAAATCTAATAGATAGTAGTACTAATCTTAAATACGGTGATATAATATATGAACATGGCTTAATTATATTTACAGGTCCTAATTCACCATTATCTAATACCTTTATAAGTGGAATTGTTAGTTCAAATATGGAAATTACATTTACTAGTACACTTACAATATATGAATCTCAATATAAATGCACTTTAAGAGAAAATGAATTTAACTTTTCACAAAATCCTTCAGTAGTTTCTGGTAGTATGAATAGTGGAATCATATATGATTTTGCAACAGGTTCTTATTTTTCACCTTATGTAACGACAGTAGGGCTTTATAATAATAATTACGAGTTAATTGCTGTAGGAAAACTTGCCCAACCTTTACCTACTTCAGCTGTTACAGACACAACTATACTAGTCAATTTAGACATGTTATCATGAATTGGATTTATAAAAAAAATAAAATTGAGGATATCTCTCACTTTCCAAACAATACTTATGGTTTTATCTATAAGATAACTCACACTCTAACCAATAAATCTTATATTGGTAAAAAAGTACTTTACCATAACAAAAAAATAAAGTTAACTAAAAAAGATCTTGAGTTATATGAAGGTGTAGTTGGTAGAAGACCATCATATAAACTTGCAATAGCGGAATCTGATTGGAAAAAATATTGGGGATCAAATAAAACATTACTTGAACTGTTAAAAACAGAACCAAAAGAAAATTTTAAACGTGAGATTTTAATTACGTGTCCAAACAAAAAACTTTTAACATACTATGAAACACAAACTTTGTTTGTTTATAGAGTGTTAGAGGAACCTGATCTATATTTCAACGACAACATTTTAGGTAAATTTTTTAGGAAAGACTTTGATATCTAAAAAATAGGTCATATCTTCCATTTATGGTAAATGAGTTATTAGTTAACCTGGTAAATTCTGTTTTAGGAGCAGGAAAACGTACCGCTAGAGGAAATCAATCCTATACCTGCCCCTTTTGCCATCACCACAAACCAAAACTAGAAGTTAATTTTACCGAAAACAAAGAAGGAGTAAATCAATGGGCTTGTTGGGTATGTGGTAAAAAAGGCAAAACCATTAGAAGCTTATTTAAACAAATCCAAGTTGATGCCTCTTACTTCCAGGAACTGAGTAAACTTGTAAAAAATGTTTCTGTAGAAGATATAGGAGATGTAAAACAAACTCTACTTGAACTACCAAAGGAATTTAAAACCTTTATTAACAATAAAGATATTGTAGCAAAACATGCTTTAGCATATCTTAAAAAACGAAATGTATCCAAACACGATATTTTAAAATACAATATAGGATATTGTGATTCAGGTCAATATAATAATATGGTTGTTATTCCATCATATGATAACAACGGTAGATTAAATTATTTTACCGCGAGATCATTTGAGAAAAATCCTTACATCAAGTACCGCAATCCTGAAACATCTCGCGATATTATACCGTTTGAATTGTTTATTAACTGGGATTTACCCATTATATTGTGTGAAGGTCCGTTTGATGCAATGGCTATAAAACGTAATGTTGTACCATTATTTGGTAAAAACATTCAATCAAATTTAATGAAAAAAATAGTTACTTCTAAAGTACAAAAAATATACATTGCATTAGACAACGATGCTATTTCAAAAGCCCTTGGCTTCTGTGAACAGCTTTTAGACATTGGTAAGGAAGTTTATTTGGTAGAACTCCAAGGAAAAGATCCTAGTGATATGGGTTTTGAAAACTTCACCAAATTAGTACAAACAGTTTCTCCATTAACACAATATAAACTGATGGAGAAAAAATTATCTATAATATGAAAAAACGTAACATTAAACACGTTAATAATCGTATTCTTGAAATCTCAGAAGACCATAAACAAATTACTCTTCCAGACTCTAGATACTACAGACGAAATGGAGAGTATTATCCATCAATTACACATGTTTTAAGCTTTTACCCAAAAGGAAAACATTTTGAAGAATGGTTAAAAAACATGGGACGCTCAGCTGACTATATTGTTAGAAAAGCAGCTGAAGATGGAACCCAAGTCCATGAAATGATTGAAGAATATTTAGAAGGTAAAGAAATGAACTTTCTAAACGAATGGGGTAATCCACAATACAATCCTGATATTTGGCAAATGTTTTTACGTTTTGTTGATTTTTGGGAAACTTACCAACCTGAATTAATTGACCAAGAAATCCACTTATTTTCAGATATATTAAAAGTAGCAGGTACTACAGATTTAGTTTGTAAAATTGACAACGATTTATGGATTATTGACCATAAAACATCAAATCATATTCAAACAACTTATGAATTACAAGCAGCAGTTTATGCTCATTGTTACGAAGAATGTTTTGGTGTTAAACCTGATAAAACAGGTATTTTATGGTTAAAATCTTCTAAACGTAAAGGTTCAAAAGATAAAATGCAAGGTAAAGGATGGGAAATGATTTTACCATCTCGCACACAAGAAGAAAATATCGAAATCTTTAAAACAGTAAAACGTTTATTTGATTTAGAAAACCCAAATGAAGCGCCTGTATTTACTGAATTTAAAACGAGCGTTAAGAAAGAGATATAATATGTATAAGTATGATAAGTTTAGTTCAATTGTTGAAGGAAATGCAAGATAGTCCCAAAGCTATATTTTTAGCAGGCTCCGCAGGTAGTGGTAAATCTTACATAACCCGCGAATTATTACCTTCATCATTCCAAGTTATCAACTCAGACGATACATATAAAGCTCTACTTAAAGCGAGTGGAATTGGTTTAAACCAAAAAAATTTTACCCCTGATCAATTATCTCAAGCTTCTAAATTACAGTCTCAAGCTAGAAAAACTACCCAAAATAAATTAGCTCAATCAATAGAAGATAAAAATAATATTATCATTGATGGGACTGGTGCGGCATCTGTACCTGTTTTAGAGAAAAAACAACAACTAGAAAATTTAGGGTATGAAACATTAATGATAATGGTTTATGCTTCACCTATAACTTCCCTTGAACGTAATCAAAAACGTGAAAAAGAAGGTGAAAGAAGTTTAATGCCTGGAATTGTATTACGTACTTGGAGAGATGTAAATAAAAACATTGAAACCTACAAACGAGCATTTGGGAATAACTTTATTCTACTCAACAATAATCCAGAAGACGCTAAACAAGAATTTAATGCTGATTTACTTGAACCATTCCTTCAAGCATCTACTGCTATAGGTAAACCTAAAACCCCTGAAGATCAAGCAAAATCAGATGCTAAAAAATCCCAATTAAATAAGGATATTGAATCTATGGTTAAACAATTACCTGAATTTGATTCAATGGATACAGCTAAAAATAAAATAGATGAATTCATTCGTTAAAGTACTTATACAGCCTATTTTAGAGGCAGAAGGGCAAAAAGGTATTGCTCTTGTTCCTGGTGGATTCAAACCACCTACAGTAGGCCATTTTGCATTGGTTGATGAAGTAGCAAAAAATCCTAACTTTGAAAAAGTAATCGTTTTAATTGGTCATAAAAACCGTGATGGTGTTTCTAAAGAGGAAAGTAAAGAAATATGGGATATTTACAAAAAATATTTACCATCTAACGTTGAAATTAAAACAGCAGAAAATTCATCCCCTATTTCGGATGTTGCTTCTATGATTAAAAACAACCCAGATACATTTTTCTACCCAGTAGTAGGTATTCGAGGTGAAATGGATTTAGGTGATTTAAAACGTTTTGATAGTTTAGAAGGAAAATATCCTAACTTTAAAACCATTGTTATCCGATCAGAAAGTAGTGATGATAGAGTTAGTGGTACAAATACACGTGCTGCTTTAATTGGTGGTGAAAAAGAAAGATTTCAATCATATTTACCTGCTCAACTTTCTCAAGAAGAAAAAAACAAAGTTTGGTCTATTTTAACTAAAACACCACTTGATGAAGTAAGATATGCTGAACCGAGTGAATATGATTATCCTCCATTAATCAAATCACTTACTGAATTTATGTTAAATAAAGGCATGAACCTTCGTCCTTTACCTAAAGTAAAATTTGTAAATGATGATATTGAA